TGATAGAAACACTTAGCGTTATTATGTGTGATGAAAATCTGCAAAGTATAAAAAGTAAAAAAATTTAGCACGAAACTGTTAGAGATAACGCCTCTGACAGTTTTTTGTTTTATCCTAAATTTCTTATAAAGAAATACTTTGCTATATCCTTATCTTCTATCTTCAACAACTCTTTCGCTTTGTATATTTCACTCTGTGTCCATTGTCTTGCACCTGTAAGTTTTAGCGATACACTTCTTTCAGATAATCCCATTTTCTTTGCAAAACTAATTTGATTTCCATATATCTCTTTAATTCGATTTTTCAAATTTCGATTATCGAATTTTACATCCACATTTACGCCTCCTTGTATGTTACTTGCTTGGAATATCTTCTGTTGAAAATAAATAATCCATAGTGAAATTTGGAAACTGAGCTTTTATTGCAAGCATTTCACTTCTTTTAAACTCTGTATTTCCAGCCATTTTATTTTTTAGGCTTTCATATGTCATATTTGTTTTTTTTGAAAGTTCTTTGATTGTCATTTTCTTTCTTGCCATTTCGGCGCTTAAATTATTAAACAATTTTATTTAATACTCCTTTCTATTACCCTGTGTCGTAATTTCATTATCATTATATACCCTATATCGTAATTGTCAACCCTAAAAGATAATTTTTTTACTTTGTAGGGTAATTTTTATTTACAAATATGATGAATAGAGTTACAATCTAATTACAACGGAGGTACACATATGGGATTTACAGATAAGTTAGATTTACTTATGAAAGAAAAAAAAATTAACAAAGCAGAATTAGCAAGAGAATCCGGAGTTCCTTATACTACAATAGATGGTTTTTACAAAAAAGGAAGCGACAATGTAAAATTATCAACCTTGAAAAAGCTTTGTACTTATTTTAATTGTTCTCTTGACTATCTAGCAGATGATACTATTAATGATCCACAAACAATAGCCGCTCATTTTGACGGAGAAGAATTTACACCAGAAGAATTAAATAAAATAGAAGAATTTGCTAATTTTGTTAAATTAAGCAGAAAATAAATGAGAAACAAAGGGGATGAATTAATTTGACAGAATACGAGAAGTTATTATCCAATGCAAATGATAATGATGTTACAGTGTATGATGACTATAATTTGAAGGGAACAAGAATTAAAGGATTATATTGTGATGGCACTGTTGCTATAAGTAACGACTTAAGAACTCAAAAAGAAAAAGCCTGTGTCCTTGCTGAGGAACTTGGACACTTCTACACTTCCACTGGCAACATATTAGATATGTCAAATACTTCTAACAGGAAGCAGGAATTAAGAGCTCGTCTATGGGCTTATAACAAACAAATAGGCTTAAGAGGTCTAATTGATTGCTATAAAGCCAATTGTAAATCTATTCACGAAATGGCTGAATATCTTGATGTAACGGAAGAATTTCTACTAGAAGCCATTGAGTGCTACCGCTCAAAGTATGGGGTGTATGCTAAATTAGATAATTATTTTATTGGCTTTATACCTACTTTATACATTATAGAAGAATACAGACAAGCAACAGATTAAAAGGAGAGGATAAAATGCTAATTAGTAAAAGTGATTTAAAATCATTAAAAAAGCAGTACAATTTCTTAGTACATAACAGATTTTATATTTACGTTCATTATATACACGGAATACCTAATCAAAAATCATCAACCTGTACTATTGGATTGTTTGATGCTGGCTTATTTTTAGATTTTTTCCTTGGCAAAAAATACATATATAATATAAAAGATATTTCAAATGTTTTTTATACATCATATTATTTAGTTATTGAATTTACAGATAATTCATTTTGGACTTTAGTTTGTAATAAAAAACAAGCTGATAAAATATGTTCTGTACTAACAACCGAATATAATATTATTTCTATAAATAAAGATATTTCGCATTATTTGCCTAATAATTCTGCAGCTGATGCAATTACATATACAAATATATCAAAACCTAATGAAATATCTGCATTAACATACAATGAAAACCAACTAAAAATTTCTAATCAATTTAATCTTGAGCAACCTGCTCAGATAAATAATATTAATAAAACAATTGAACAACACAACCATACTAAAAATGAGCATATTAATTTCCCTGATTGGTATATATCTGTATCTTTTGGGAAATCATCTTCAAGTAATTATATGAAAGCCGTTATGCTTGCACAGCAGGCTCCTCAATATCATACTCAGACTGACAATGGTGTTATCCTGCATCAAGCCATATATTCTAGCAAACCTAATGAATATCTTTCATTTATTAGTCTATATGAGCTTGTGGCAAACTGGAAATCATCTTTTGTAATAATCAATGGTAAAATTATTGATAGAAAAATTGTAGGTCAATTAAATTACTGTTATGGTGATAAATGCAGAAGTGGAAATCCTAATTTTTGTTATGGAGCAAGCTATATGACAGAAAATCCTTTTGGTTGTCACCGACTTCAAGTAAGTGCAGCTAATAATCCTTGGTGGTCATTCTATAGACTGATAGGAAACACATATGTTCTTAATCAAGAAGAACTAAAAAAACGAATTGACTCTTATGCATCTATATATTGCATATGTCCTTGTTTTAATTACCAACGAATAATGCAGGCATATAACTCACTACCTGTCAAATTATCGCAAAAGAAATATGCTAAATTATGGGCTGACGGATTTGGACTAAAAATGTAACTACATTATCGGCTTTGAACCAACCTTTTATGTGTTGGAGATGTGAAAATAACTAATAAAAAATACAATTAAATAAAACGATAATTATTTTTGTATTTTTATTGACAATGACAACAAAAAACGGTATTATATCTCAAGAAGATATGGCTAACTTGTTTGGCTGTGAATAGAGGACTTGAGATGTAATGTCTCAGGTCCTCTATTTGCATTTAGGAGAAATATATGAACGAAAAACCTCAAGAATTTTTAACTATCGAACAACAGATTGAATTGCTTAAAGAAAGACATTTAATTTTCAATGACGAAACAGCAGCTAAATTTTTGCTTTTAACCCACGATTACTATGAAATAATTAATGGTTATAAACAATCTTATATAATAAAAACAGATAACCACAATGAAATATATAAGCCTGGCATATCATTTGAACAAATATTTTCCTTATTTTCATTTGATAGGGCTATTAGACAAATGGTAATGTCTTCTCTTATTGATTTAGAAGAACATATGAGAAGCATAGTCTCTTATGTAATCGCCAAACATTATGGTCCTTTACATAAGAATTATCTCAATTCCAAAAATTACATTAATGTTAAAGTAACCAATCCACATTGGTCTAAAAGTAGTATTTTGGGTTCACTTAACTATGCTATATCTCATCCAAAGCCTCCGGTTACATACCATTTAAAGGAATATGGTAACGTCCCTCCCTGGGTATTACTCAAACAAATATACATGAGTACGTTATTCAACTTAGTAAGAATTCTTAAACCTGAACTCAAAGAAGAAGTGATAATGATAGCTTATGGTGTACCAAGAGAAGTTGCTAAACAAGAGGAAATAAAACAGTTATTTATGCAATCCCTTATTCTTTTTCTTGATTATAGAAATATGGCTGCTCACGGAAATAGAATGTACTCTTTTAAAACAAAACATGACATATCACTTAATAAAACAAACATAAAAAAATTACAAAAATATAGAATCAACTTGCAAGAAATATCTGAATATAATGGATTAGGACGGCTTATTAGTCTTCTATATTTGTTTAATTACAAAATACCATATAGGAACCTATATGTTGTTTTTACAACCGAATTAGGACGACACTGTTCTAAATATCCTAATGATATCTCTCACCTAATTTCATCTTCCGGATATAATCCAGAAACATTTGAGCTAAAAAATGGAAATTATAAATAGGTCTGAGTCACAGTATTGTCCCAAAGGGTTCCAGTGTGAAGGTCGCGAAAGGTCGTATTATCCTAAAGTTGATGAAGACAAAAGAACATGAATCCTGGTTACAACTAGCTCCAGAAGCACGTAAATCTACTATCCACAATAAGGACTCTGAGGGAAATTCGACTGAAGGATTAATGGAGTTGATGAAGAGTATGTATATGAACGGAGATGACGATATGAAACGAGCTATAGCGGAAGCAATGACAAAAGCACAATCTGGGCTACCCCCTGAGTAAGATGATATATGTATTTGAATGAGATGTTTGTTGAGATATCAGGTGAATAGTTATGTAAGTAATTTTATATGGTATTCTGTCATCATAAAGGCATTATGAACTACAAACCGATTTTAGGAGTTCGAACAATCTTCTGGGAGGTAGCAGACAAACTAGTTCTCACACATAGGATGACTGTGTGAAGATGATCAACCAACGAGTTCTTCCTCTAAAATTTGAAATTGTAGAATGTATATATTATCATTTTGCTATTCACTATACTAGGTAAATCTGTTAGAGATGTGTTTGTAGCTATTCGAGGTATTTCTTCCTTTTCATTGAGATCTTAGATATGACTATTCGAGGTGCTCCTGCAATTGGTGTAGCAGGTGCTTATGGTATGGTATTGGCAGTACATG